GCATAAGCAAAATACATCCAATTAACGAATGAATTGATTATGACAGTGGAGAAATTGCCAGAAGGATTCCCACCATGACAAATATACACACCATCCATACAAAGATGGGTGGTGTGGATAATTTCATGGACCATAGTTCGCACAAAGTTATCACATCCTTCGTCCCAACCATCAGCAGTGGACATGTAAGAGGTCCAAAGATCACTAAACATGTCCATTATCTGAGGAGCGAGGGACCCATCAAAACGCCCAAAATCACCTGCAAAACCACAGTCAGAAACTTCTTTAAGATAACTCTCAAGATCATCCCAATCACCACTTTCACAATCCATACCAACGGCAGATGGAGTCCATTTGTATGAATCATAAAAGTGGTTAAAGAAATGACCACCATATTTTCTTCCACACATTGTAAAATCAATTGGACCATTCGCAAAAACACGGGTTTTACCCACTGCTATTTTTGCCAATGGTCGCAACTCATCTTTCAATGTGTCACACCAAAGTGAATCAGGCAATTGAATACCATCACGTCCAAGCGCTATTCGTTCGTCTAAACGTTCTTGTAGCAACTTAGACTTGATGACATAGTTGCATGGTTCACCTTCGAAGAGATGTTTCTTCTTCTTTGAGCTATCTTCAAGAACAAGTGGGTGGCCAGCAGAGGAACCAAAATTAAGGTGTTTCATATGGTTCATACTTGGCTCACCATTTATTACTTGATGCCAAGAAAGAATATAGGGTTTTGTTTTTGGTTTACCCCAATATTCTTTCGCTCGCTCAAAGCAAATTTCTAGGATATTTGTTTTAAAATATCCGCTTTGATGGTACTTATTTACTCCGGCGAGCAATGGTGAAAAATTTTCGACTTCGAGACGTGGGTCCTTGGGTGACAAAACAGATGGTAGTTTATCATTTGGCCCAAAGATTCCAAAGAAAGGTGTTTTATAAAAAACAGTTTTTGTAGGTAAAAAGATTTGGTTTGTTGGACCAACTTTTCCCAATACGGAAAAAGATTGGTTAGACACAACAAAGCGTACAGGCTCCTCCTGAATGGTTCTAGGAGGTAATTCTACAAGCCCTTGGGTACGCGGCACAAATCGTTCTAAATCTTCAGCAAAAACTGGTTCTGAAAAACACCGTCCTGTCTTATTAACTTTTCCGACATGAATGCCTAGAATGCGTCTGGTTGTTGTTTTACCGCATCCTAGCACTAGAGCACCACAATCACCGTCAACA